CATCGTAGCCCGTGCCGCATTACGCGCCGCACGGTTTTTCTTCTGCTTGGGCTTTGAGTGGTAGTTGTCGTACTCTTTACGGTAGTTTCGCGCCATGCGAGCCTCCTAAGATGGCCTTTAGGACAGTGCTGTTCTTTACGGCTTCCGACCCGTCCAGCCCATCCAAGAATCTGGGGTGCGTTAAGTCTACCATAATGCAGAAAGCCTGACCCGGATTGTGGCCGGGGCAACCCTTGAATAACGTGACTCTTTCCCGTTCGCTAATCAATGCGCCCATATCACGCAGTTCCCGCGTTACGCGGTCTATACCGTCACGGGTGCGCTGTAGCCACCGCTTCAACATCGCGATATTAATCGCTACGTAGCTACCCTTAAGTATATTGTTGTTAGCGTCGTAAATGATTTTTTCCCTAGCAACAGCGGTTGTCGGGGGCGGCATCTGTACGTTCTCTTTCTGGCTACCTTGTTGTTGAGATGAGTGTATAATCTCGTCATTATGTTCTTGAAGAAACTGCCCAAGGGTATCAATAGCATCTACCGCATTCTTGCTCTCATAATCGTGAGTGGCCTGTACGTGGGCAATCCAATCCTTAGCAACTTCATCAGCATCGAAGCTAACCAGCCCCAGCTTGATCGCAATCTTTGACATTATCCATCCAGACACGATCATAGGCTCGGCGTACTTATCCACAGCTTGAAACACAGGGCCAAACTTGGCGATAAACTTAGGCTTAAGTGTCTTAAACAGCGCCACATCTCCGCCGACATTTATGACAGCCGACACCAGTTCTGGGTACGCCCAGCCATAGTTGTGAAATATCTCCTCCACAAACCGCTCTGCGGGGCTAGTACCTGACTCGTCCTTCTCGACAAGCGTGCGGTCATCATGTACGTACTCAATACACCTAGCTCGTAGCGCACTGTCATTAGTCTGCGCTAAATCAAATTGCTGGTGGAACGATACGTTGGCAGATACGAAGGTAGGGCCGGTCCATCGGGCTGGATCACGCAGTTCCCTACGCTGATCCATAGCGTTCTTCTCTACACCAGAGCTTATGTCATACACCATATTGACTGCTTCATCAGGATGCACGGTAGTAAGCTCATCTATTGTACAAGGTAGCTGGTTAAGTACGCCCCGTATCTTAAACATGGCGTTGGCAGTGTCTCTACGTTGTAGCAACATCTCTTTAGGGTTTCCGAACAGGCTGTTGATGGCGTACAGCGCCAAGGTTTTGCCTGTCGTTGTCTTGGGCGAGTAGATCGACACAAAGCCCGTACAGTTACCTGCGGCTCGGCTGAGCACGCTACCCATAGCCATAAACATCATCATGCGGAGCATCTTGGCTTCTGGCTTTTGCAGAATCTGCATGGCCTCAACCCAGTTCTCCTTTGATCCCACTGGCTTTATTAGATCGTCAAACCGCGTAGCCGCACCCTTCAGCCTGCGCTTCACCCCGCTATCAACTTCATTGCCGATAACTGTATGTCCACACAGAAAAGTCTCGTCCTTCTGCCAGCCAAAATGTATGTAATCTATCCCCGTGGGGTTTTCGCTCTGTACTTTCGCTAGATAATCCACGATAAACAACCTCAATCTTTCTTGTTGTGCCCCCGTCTTGGCGTCAAATATCTGCCTGTGGTGTAGAAACTTAGTGAAGGACGGGCCGTTAACCAGCACATCCATTTCGTGGTCTTCTTCAGTCCAGCCTACCATCGGGTATTTGACCGACAGACGGAAGGTAGACAGCCCAGTTTCGGGGTTCTTGTAGATGCCCAGAACGTGCATCATGTAGTGCGACACCAATACCCATTCTACTTGTTCAACAGTTGTTGGGTAGCCGTTAGCATCGGTGGACTCGACCTTTTCGCGTACTTCCTTGTATACGCAGTTGTCGCGTATCACGTAGCCTTGTGGTAACTCTATCTCTTCTTCGCCCTTGTCCGTTTCCACTGTCAACGAGGTGGTAGAGCTAAGACGGGCGGGACTCTTTATGGTGTCCTTGTGAGGACAGCCGTTGCATCCAGATGGGCATAGGCGCTCAAACGTCTCGCAAGTTGTCGGCCCATGACTACCCCAGCCATCCAGCTTGTTCATGTTGGACTTGAGGTCAAAGTCAGGGTGCTCCCCTGCAAGCCGTATTACAGCCTCCTCGGGGTCTGTACAGTGCTTTGCGATGCCTAGTGATGCCCTCCACAGGGGTTCTTCTACTTGCTCCCCTGCGGCGTCCATGAAGCCCCCGCTAGCGACTAACGCACGTATCTGGGTACAGTGTTCTGCTACGCGGTCTAAAACAACGTCGTTAGTGCCCATAATCGCGTCAGCAATAGACGACTTTTTAGGCTTTTTCTGCTCTGGCTCTTTTACTACCCACTTCTTGAGTATGCCTGCCAACATCATAGGGTCAAAATCTTGACAGTTCTTTACAACTTTGACCGGCTTCCAATCGCTGGACTTTTTATGGTGCGATCCCACAGGGCGCAACACCATAGACGGGTCGTGAATCTTGGAAGTATCTATGTCTAACCCATGCTCAGCCAGCGCCACACGAAGCGCCTTGGACAACTGCACCCACGTTTTGGTGGGAAGTTCCTCTGTTAGCGGCCAGTAAACATGCAGTCCCTTGCCAGAAGATACCAGCATAGGGAAGGGCATTTGCATTTGTTCCAGTACATCTTTCAGTGCTTTTACAGCATCCATCTGATTTGTGTACTGTTTGTCATCGCCAATGTCTAAATCAAACGCTAGTGCTTTGAAATACCTCGCAAATTCTGCTTTCCTGTACCACTTCTTTTTTCCGTTTTTGTTTACGTATTCGTGGTCTGCGAATGAACCTACCGTGTAATACACCGTCACGTTCGGATGTTTATCACACTGGGCTATACGAGCCGCCGCCTTATCATAATCCGCGTAGTCATACGAAGCCTCCTGCCAAAAAAATCCCTCTTTGACGTTACCTTGTGGGTCTGGCTTCCAACAACAAATTACTAGCTGATCTGACTTGGCGTGAACACGGGTTAAAAATTCTTGTGTCTCCACGCGGTTGCCCCCTAGACGAAAAAGCCCCGCTGGACGCGGGGCCGTACACCATAACATTTATTCATCAAAAAGATCAGCAATACTGTTAGCTAAATCGTCCGATGCCTTTACTGGTTCTACTTTTGGCTTCTTTTTAGGGGCTGGCGGTTCTTCTGCAACCTCCTCTTTTGCCTCAAGTTTCGTCTCGGCTTTGGGGGCTTGGAGTGTCGCGCTTGGCTCAATCTGCCGTGTAGCAATCTTCACTGAATCATGCTCTGTAAGCCTCTCCAGCGAGTCCAGCTTGTTCTCTGGCACGTAACCCTTGTGCTTGAATTGGATTCGGGGGTAGCTCGCCTCATCGTCAAATCCAAGCTCTGTAACAACTTCTTCGGGTGTCAATCCGTAGTTCCCCAGTTCTTTGAAGTACTCCCGCAAGCCGCGCATCGCTGATACGGGGATCGTTAGGCTGTACACCTTGGATGGATCTGCGGCGGCTACAACAGCCAGATGCCGTTGGTCAGCGCACAGCTTAGATTTACTGCCACTAGGTAAAATCTTTGAGCCTAGCTCGTTGTTGGGACACCCTGCACAGCTAGCACAGACGGGGTTCTCTACAGAAGCGTGAGGTTTTACGCCATCAGTAGAAAAGCAGTCAGGGGCGGTGTTTTCACCATCATAAGCCCTGCCATAGAATACCTTGGATACGCGGGGGTTAGCGCCCACGATAACAACGTCCAAAGTAGTTCCCACTACAGTTTCTACGCCAGACTCCACCAGCCGGTAACGTGAAGACCGGATACTGATTCTGGGTATGCTTGAGCCTTCGCCCGAGTTGCCTACAATAGCTCCAGCTACGGCAGACTTCTTGCCTGATTCATTACGCTGACGGATACGTTCAGCAATATGGTCTGGTACATTCATTACATTAGACATGATTAGCCTCTCTGATTACGACGGAAGTTGAATACCTTAATGGTGTTGTAGTTGATCCCCGGTGGCAGTTCGCCGTGGGTTTCAAGGTGGTCACGTACAGCAGTCTTGGATGCCCTAGACTCCACCAGTTCCCAAGCGTCATGCTCTTTACAAAACGCAAAGAAATCTTCTCTGGAGGCAACGGTTGCCGATTGATGCGAGGACCAGTACGCCGTACCAAGGCTGGTCTTTATAGACTCTAGCCCGTCTTCTTGCGCACGTGCCGTAAACCAGTTCTCTAGTAAAATAAGTTTCTCTTTAAGGGAGGCTTTATTAGCCTTGTACTCCCTGTCAAGTTGGTCTATTTCGCCACGCACTTGGGCGTAGCGAGTAGCCGCTTCTTCGTAGTTCATAGGTTACTCCTAGTAAGTTAGTCATCGTCATGGTTTATCCCTTGTACTAAATCAAGGAATTCCGTAAGCACGTTTTTCTTGTGCTTCAAACGACTATAAAGTTCTTCTTCAAACTTCGTAGCCGCTATGTGCCATACGGTAGTCTTGCCCTCTGTGCTAAGACGCCGTATACGCGCATTTGCTTGTTCGTACTGCTCAAGTGAGTAAATAGGTGCAAACCAAATTATGTCTTTTGCCGCTGTTAATGTCAAACCATGCGCCGCGACTTTGGGGTGCGCCAACAAAATTTTGGGTGTGTCAGTGTACTGAAAGTTATTAAATATCTCGTCTCTCTTTTTCTTACCGACATCGCCGTTTACTAGTGCTACGTCATAGCCATCCGCTAAAAGTTTTTCTTGCAACCAAAGTTGCACTCCTTTGAGGGGTACAAAAACGATAACCTTGTCGCTGATCTCGTTAAGTAGCTCAGTCAGAGTAGCGTAACGTTCTTTTGCGTCGATCTTTATAGAAGTACCTTCGCCATATACAACGCCACAACAAATTTGCAGTAGCTTTGACAGCATTACCGCTGTGTTAGCCGCAGTAACCTGTCCTTCGGAGAACGTTGTTACCGCCTTGTCTTGCATCTCTTTAAACGCTTTCTTCTGCTGGGACGTTAGCTCAGTCGCCCTGTTGACAAAATTGGTGTCTGGCAGGTCTTTACACTCGTCCAGCGAGAACCGTATTGATGGCTGTAGCACTTTCTTGCAGGTGTCCAAGGCGTCTGGCCTCGGTATCCACTTAAACTGCGACACCTTCTTCATCACAGTTTCTTTGAAAGATGTGTAGCTTCTGGCTACATGTGGCGATTCAACAAGCCTCGCTAACGTCCACGCATCGGCTGGCGTCTGCGATATGGGTGTGCCTGTCAGTAACCACAACCAAGGCTGGTGTTGCTTCAGCCAATTAAAAAATATCTTGTACCGTTGTGAGCTAGGCGTCTTGAGCGCGGTCGCTTCGTCGTAGATAACAACGTCAAAATCATTTAGTTCTTTGCTTAGCCCCGTGAAGCCATCGTGGTTAATGATGACGTACTGCACGCCGGGGGTGTCTAGCAACTTAAGTCTTTTCTGTCGTGTACCTGTGCAGATAACAAAGGATCTGTGCGGCAGGTGCATCTTTAGCTCTCTACCCCAAACTTCTTTGGTGGTTGATAAGGGCGCTATGATTAAAACTTTTTTGGCTTCGCCAGCAGTTATCAGATAGTCAGCGGCCCAGATAGAGCTTATTGTCTTACCCGTCCCCGGAGCATTTAGGCACAAAGCACGCTTATTAAGGGACAGAAACTCAGCGGTGTTTCGCTGGTGCTCCATCGGCTCAAAGCGAGCAGGGTAGTCGTAGTAGTAACCAATAGGGGAAGGCACAGTAATGCCCATGTTGCGCAAAACCATACACTCTTGCACGCCGTGCGGTACAACGAGTAAATCTTCCCCATCTTTGCGTAACGTCTTTGCGTGTGGCATGACGGTCGCAATGTCATCATTAATAGATGACTTTAGAACGACTTTCTTTTGTTCTGGCACTACAAGCACAGTGCGGCCCACCCCCTAAACTCAGCTTCCCAACCTGTCAGTGACACGCCTTCGCGAACGATCCAGCACTGTCCCCCGCTTTGCAGTATGCGCCCTATCTCACGAACTTGATTGGCGGTTGGCTCGTTTTTGCCGAACTTCGTTTCGATACCAAAAAACTGGCCGTTCACCTGTCCGATAAAGTCAGGTATACCCGAGCGCCCGTAGCCGTTCGCAGGGGGCATGAAGTAGTAGCATTGATCTACTGAGTCCAGCACCTTGCGAACGGCCTTCTTTACGTCACCTTCATTCTTCATGCGTACAGTGAAGCGCCAAGGATGAAGCCCATACCAAACAACACAGCCGCAATCAACACATGCTCAAAACTAATTGTTTCGATAAAAGTTGGCTCGCTTTTTGCGGGGGTTGACTCTGGCTCAACAGGCGGTGCTACGGGAATATTAAGAAACGTATCAAACGAGTTTTCCCGTTTCAGTTTGTTCAGCCTGTTAGCTATTGAGCTTTCTGAACGCCGCAGAGTTTTAGCCATCTCTTTATAGCTAACGCCGTCTGCCTTCATTTCAAACAGTTTTTGGTCGTGTTTTGCAGACCATGCTTTGTACTTAGCCACTATCGTCTCCTTAGTCTAGCGTCTGGACAAATTTCCTTTGCAGGACACCACGGACACAACCCGCTTGGCTTGGTTTCAAACACACCCAAGTCAATCGTTTCATGCACGCGATCAATGCGAGGCTTCAATGCGCCCCACAGAGATTCTAAATATCGACGTTCATACGTCGTGTTCGTCGTTTTGTTAAACCGTAACCAAATAAACGAGGTCTTTACTGTCTGCACTTCGGGGAAGTGCCAGAAGATCATCGCCGCAAACAACTGTAGCTGTGTGGGCGACTCTCTTACCTTACCTGTTTTGTAGTCTAAACAGTATGCTGTGTCGCCGTCAATAACTAAAACGTCAGCGATTGATCGAAAGTACGCATCATCTGCAAACCAATCAACTGGCTCAAGATTCTCATTCACCGCCATCTGGTATTCAAACTTCTTCTCGCCAGAGCGCGACATAATTACGTCTACGATGTTGCCCCACTTCTTGAGAGACAACTCATCTTCCTCTGTTAATCCCGTGGGATTAAGCTCGT